GTATTAAATACTTAGATGAAAACCAAATGTATAGAGAGGGTTATTTTAAGTTTAAATGGAATAATGCAGATACAAGAGATTATATTGTAGATTCCTCTATAGAGTTTGTGCATGATAAACAAAAGAATTGGATTAGAATATTCGATCAACCGGAACCTGGTAGGCCTTACTCAGCTTTCGGTGATACTAAAGGAGAGGGTAAAGACTACTTTGCTTCTAGCTTGATGGATAACGTCACACAGGAAAGAAAAGCATCTATTCATATGCAAATGGATAACTCTAAACCTTTTACGTGGCAATTATATTGTTTGGGTAGATACTATCACGATGCTCTGTTAGCCGTGGAAATGAACTTTAACACTGCGCCTTTAGAAGAATTAGAAAGATTAAACTATCCTAATCAATACATGAGAGAAAAGAAAGACTCAATATCGGGCGATGTACAACGTAAGTTCGGGTGGAAAACAGATGGTATAACAAGACCATTGATGATAGATGGAATGGTAGATGTAGTTAATAACTATCTGTATTTGATTAAAGATGTAAGATCATTGCATGAAATGTTAACCTTTGTATACGATAAGAATGGTAGACCGGACGCAATGAGTGGCGAGCATGACGATTTGTTGATATGCGAAGCTGGATTAAATCAAATAAGAGGGCAGCAAGCAACTAAGATAGAAGAAGTTGAAGTTAAAAAACAAACGTTACCTCATGCATTACAAGATAACAATCAAATGCAGGATGATGGTAAATATATAGAGTGGTAAAGGAGCAATATATGAATAAAAGGGTAATACACGAAATTATAAAAAATAAACAAGTATTTTCAGAAAACGCAGAATATAACGGGCTTGGAGAAACTATATATGGAGGAAACAAATTGTATATAGTAAAGCCGGAAATTTTAACAGAAGAAAGGTTGTACAGTTTAGAGTTATTTTTAAAAAATAATGGTTATAAAATTATAGAGTGCAAAATAACTAAACATATTGGAGAAATAACATTTTATTATATGATTATATATTTAGAGTGTATATAGATTAGTAGCTTGATATTATTAATTAATAGGTATATAATAGAGGTACAGATACTTAAAGGAATGGGAACGGGGCATATGTACAGTGTCGCTGAGAAATTATAGGTTGGTGGGTCGGATTACGCCATAGTATCTGTAAACAGATAGCGTTTCAATAGGAACGGATTGAGTAAAAGTATACCGGCTGCTAAGTATGCTAACGTTATCTCTAGTGGAATCAGTTGCCCCTTGCATAGTGTGAGGGGCTTTCCTTTTATATAGAGGAGGATAGTATGAATAAACCAACATTAAAAGAACTAAGAGAATATGCAGAAGCTAATGCTTGTAGAGTTGATAGACAAAAGAATCCTGATGGTTGGCATTTTTATCACGCTATAGGATTGATGCTAGACCATTTAGAAGAAGCTGAGAAGAAAAAGAACTGTTATGCTATGGTTAATGGTGTATGTCTTACTAGAGAACAATGGAACAAAGTAGATACAGACGAAGTTGTAAAATACATACAAGATAACATGAAAGTAAATAAACAAGCATGGCCAACTGAATAACCTCTTAGGCTAGGCTATTAACTATATGGTATACTATAAAAGGAGAGTGCAGGATGAAAGTAAGAATATTTTTCACAATATTAATAATTAGTATTTGGTTGTATAATTTATCCTTACTGATAGGAAATTCAAGATACAATATGTTTAAAACTTCTTATAGATATTTTGTAAATGTAATCAAGTGCTGGAATAGAGATCCTATTTTATTGTTAACTATTATAATGATAATTTCTTGGATGTTATAGAAATAGTAGAATAAGACTATTTAGAAACTATAATGGATAGGTAAAAAAAGGAGAGCGAGCGAGAATATGATCGGTTTAAAAGAGCAACCAACGGTATGTCCAAAATGTAAAAGTCATAATATGTATGCTATATGTTATGGGGCGTATGTTGTAGCATCCGAATGCGGTGATTGCGATTGGACTAATGATAAAAGTAAAGAAGAAAAGGAGAATAACGATGACTAAAGTAACAATAGGACCACAATTTATACAAATAGAAGGACACGCAGGGTATTCAGAAAAAGGTACAGACATAGTATGTGCAGCTGTATCGGCTCTAGGTCAATCTTTAAAACATATCGATGAATTATATCGAGAATTCAATGTAAGCGAAGAGAACGCATTATTAAGAGTAGATTTCCATAGTCCTGAAGAGTTAGTACAATCATTTGCATTCGATAGAAAAGCATACTTAGAAGAACAGTTGAAAAACAATGTGATCTCACAAAGTATTAAAGATGAGTTTCAAGACGAGTTGGACGATTGGGATAACAAACTTAGAGAATTTGCACATTTAGTTAAAGCTAAGTGTTTGATTATTCAAAATCAAGTCGATATGGTAGTAAAAGCTATTAGAGAAATAGCTGAGAATTATCCTGATAATGTGGAGGTTACTGATGAAGAATAGTATAAGAAAATTTGCAAAGCTTAGACCTATAGCAGAAGGTAAATATGTGTTTGAAGACGTTATAGAGATTATAGTAGAAGATGGCGAAATGCATACAACTATGGAATGGCATTGTGATGAATCGAAGGATATAAAAGAATATGATGATCTTATAGAACAATACAATGAATTTCTAACGGAAAACAATATTAAGTGTATTAGTAATGATTTATCTGAAAAAAAATTAGATGATGGGGAACAAGAACGTATGCGAATATTAACATTGTACCAAGGATGCGAGTTTGTGCCACAGAAAGCCATGAAATTAATAGTAAATGTGGAGGTGGAAGATGTTAACTAATGTTACACAATTTTTTATTATACTATCTGTGTTGTATAGCTTATATTACATCAGGAAACAAAACGAAGAAGCTATCAAACAACGAAAGTCTAATTACGATGAATTGCAAAACACTTTTAGTTATAATAAGCAGATGATTGATAATATAGAATGCGACGTAGAAACAATATTAGAAATCACTAATAACATTGTTAAAGAATACACCAACAGGCTAGAAGCACAAGAAAAACTTATAGCTGAGTTAAAAGCAAACCAAGCACCTAAAGAAGTAGTTGAAACTGTAAACCTACTTAATGAGTATTTATTTGGTGCGAAGGAGGAATAGTGTGTGATTGAAAAAAATGAAAGAAAAGGTAGAAATAACAAGATTTGAAAACATCGTAAATAAATCAATAGTATATTTAGTCATAATAAACACGCTGTTAGAAATGATATTGAAAGTCAAATAACCTCTTAATTGAGGTTTTTTTATTTATATGTTATAATTATGGATAGATAAAACACGAACATTATTCGATAAAAATAGGTTAATGTACGGATAAGGAGGATAAAGTGGCAAACCAAAATACAGAAATATATACCAGGTTCACAAACGGTAAGGATTGGAAACGGAAAGAAGGTCATTATACTAAGTTTCCTGAGTATGACAGATACTTAGCGGGTATTCAATGGCCTAAACCTACGGTCAAGACTCAACATATGCCTAGACCTGTACTTAATATTATGAAACGTATTGGTTCATTCAAGGTATCTAGTGTTATGAGGCAACCGTTAAAGGCTATATTTACACCGCAAGAGATCAGTACGATTACAAAGGATAAAAACGAGTTAAGACTATTAGAAATTGGTAAAATACTAGGTCTATACATCGATACTCTCAGAGATAGGCTAGACGAAGAGAAAACAGATGAGATTATTTTAACCAAAGCCATGACAGTAGGTGCTAGTTTTGCTCATACGTTTTGGAATAACGAAGTTGTTAGAGGTAATGGTAAAGATATAGTCGGAGAACTAGAAAGAGAAATCATAGACTCTTTAAATGTTTATTTTGATGATCCGCAAGAAGAGGACCCGCAAAAGCAACAAAGAATTAGAATTGTACAACCTAAACTGGTATCAGAATTGAAACAGCTTGCTAAAGAATTAGGCAAGACAGAGGAAGAAATAAACTCTATAGTGCCTGATGATAAAGATGATGATGAAAAGTACGATAAACAATTAAATGAGAACGATAACGGCTGCAAGGCTGATTTTATTACTGAATATGAAATTAAAAGGGTACAAGTTGATACTGACGAAGATGAAGAAGTAGAAGAGGGCGAAGAACCTCGTAAAAAGCAAAAATGGGAAACTAAAGTATTTTGGACTAAAGCTACTAAAACTTTAATATTCCAAGAAGATGTAGAGTTGAAAGGTCATAAACTTATACCTATTTCTAGCTGCATATGGGAAAGACGTAATTTCTCAGCGTACGGAACTAGTGAAATAGGTCACTTAATACCTAATCAAAAGGCTATTAACTTCTTAATTGCTATGATGTTATTATCAGCACAATCAGCTGGATGGCCTGCATTAGTTGTAGATGATAAAGCGGTTAAGACTAATATTAACAATGATCCTAGCGCAGTATACAGAGTTGATACTACCAAAACAAATGGCAATGTAGCTAATGCTATGAAATATTTAGATTCAGGTACATTTGCGAGTCAAATATTTAATGTTGTTGATCAACTTGTAAGTTACACCAAAGACTTTGCAGGTGCTAACGAATCGGCATTAGGTGAGTCTAAGGACTTATCAGGTCAAGCTATTAACAGACTACAAACTGCTAGTGCTATACCTTTAGAAACCAACAAGCGTAACTTTAGAGACTATAAGAAACAAAATGCTCGTATAGATTCTGAGTTCTTTATGAATAACTATACTAAACGTGATTTAATGTTCAAGAACAAAGATGGACAATTAGAAACGTTTGAGTTTGACCCTGAAGAGATTGAAGGCGCAAGATTTGATATTGGTATTGATATTGGTACAGATACAGAGTACTCAGCAGAATTAAGCGAAGCTAGTTTAAAAGGATTGTTAGATCAAGGATTAATAGACCTTAAACAATTCTTAAGCCATGTAGACCCTAAAGTTGCTCCATATGCTACTAAGATGCTCGATGAACTTAAAGAACTTGAAGAAGCTGGCGGGATGGCTGATAATGTTGCAGGTGTAATTGAACAAATGAAGGAAATGGACCCTAACGAATTAGCTAATTTTATGGCTCAGGATATGGACCAAATAATGGCTATGGTAAATCAAATACTAGGAGGTCAAGATGAAGTGCAAGCTGTGTAATCAAAATTTAGTTATAGCTAACAATGAGGAATCAAGCCCAATAGGCACAACAGAAATAATTACTAGATTAACTTTAGTATGTACTAACCCTAACTGTGCTAATTATTGCGGACCAGACTTAAATGCAGATAATTTAAAAGTAGCTGAGACAGTAGAACATAGACGAGGAGGTTCAAATTGATTTATAGAGATAAGAAGGTGTGTAAAATCCAAGTAGTAAATAATAGCAAGGACGGAGAAGTCATTGCCACTATATGTGATTCTACTATCAATTGCACAAATGGTTATGAAGTAAAAATTGAGTATGAAACTAAAGAAGTATGCAAATAACGAACGATTTTCTAATTTGACGCAATTTTGTTCGTATGTTAAAATAAGTATGAAGGACAGACCAGTCCTAAGGAGGAAAAATGTATAACAAGACCATGTTATTACAATTATTTGCAGAAGAAGCACCAGTAGTTGAAGAATCAGCACCTACAGAATCAGTAGAACAGGCTGAACCTACTACAGAACCAGTTGAAGAACCAACAGAACCTGTCAGTTATCGTGACCTTGATTACAAATACAAGGACGAAAAAGGCAAATTGAGCGATTATTCGCCTGAAGATGTTGTGACAAACTTTCAACTTGGCAAGAAATACAAAGAGCATGAAGCGGATATTGCATTAACTAAGAGACTTAAAGAAATGTACGGTGTTTCAGACGTGGACGCACTAAACAAACTATTTGACGATGCTATTGATGCTAATATTAGAGAAGCTGCGCCTGAAGGAATCCCTGAAGATCAAATGGATAAATGGGTAGAATTTCAAAAGGCAGAACGTGCTAAAGAAGCGCAAAGACCTGAAAAGGAACGTGAAGCTACTATGTTAGCACACGTTGAAGCTTTAAAAGCTACAGGCAAAATTAAATCAATTAACGATGTACCTGATGCAGTATTTGATATTTATAAAAATAGAGGGTACGGAGATTTAGAAGGTGCATTTGATTCATACGAATTACAGAAAACTAAAACTAAACTAAAAGAAAGCGAAAATGCAGCAAGTTCACCAGGCTCTTTAAAAGGTCAAGCAGTAATACCAAAGGCTAAATCTATTAAGGATATGAGTCCGGCCGAATACGAAGCACATAAAGAAGCTAGGAGGGCATTAGCTGCACAAGCTAACGGAGGATAACGTGGAACTTTATAAATTAAATTTACAATTATTCGCAACTAATATTAACACATTAACAAACAGTAACGCAGGTTTCGTAGAATTAGCAAACGAAGATGCTGAAATCTATGAAAAAGAAATGTATGATAGACTTATTCCTGAACTTAACTGGTTTAAATGGGGTATGAAAAAGAGATTACCTAGAAAATCAGGTTCTACAGTATCTATCAGACGTTTTGAAAACTTAGCAGTAGCTACAACTGCAATTACTGAAGGTGTAATCCCTGATGGAGCAGATTTAGTAGTAGTTAAAAGATCTGCAACAGTATTAGAGTATGGTAACTATGTTAAGACTACAGAATTTTTACAATTAGTTGGTCTTGATGATACAGTAGTTGAATTGTCTCAATTATTAGGCGAGAACGCAGGTCAATCAATCGATATTATCGTAAGAGACGTTGTATTAGCAGGTACTAACGTATTTTATGCTAATGGTGTTGCTTCAAGAGTATTAGTTGCAACTAACATTACTTACAACGATATTCTAAGATTAGCAAGAACTATGAAAGTTAATCACGTTAAGAAAATCAACATGGGTAACGGTAAAATGGGCTTTATCTTTGCTGTAGATCCATATGTTGCATATGACGTTAAACAATTAACTGAGTACGAAGATTACAACAAACACCAAAACTCAGAAGATTTAAGAATGGGTATCATCGCTGTATTAGGTGGATTGATGTTCGTTGAAGTAGACAATGGTAAAATTGCAGTTGGCGAAGGTGCTGGTGGTGAAGATGTTCACTTATCATATGTAATCGGTAGAGACGCCTACATGGTACCGGACATTGAAGGAAGTTCAAAACCTTCTATCATCGTTAAGGCTCCTGGTTCAGCAGGAACTAATGACCCATTGAACCAAATCAGTTCTGTAGGTTGGAAAGCAGTATTAACCACATTAAGAATTGACGAATTATCAGGTTTAAGATACGAATCATTAGCAACAGACTCGTAGAATAACGAGAGGGTGTAAAAGCCCTCTCCTTTAAAAAGGAGATAGCATGAATAAAGATCAATTAAAATTAGAAATAGAACAATTAGCAGAAGAACAAGGCTTAACACTCCCGCATTCTTGGCAGAACAAGAGCGAAGAAAATCTTCAGAAGATGTTAGTTGAATTAAAAGCAGAAACTAATGGAGTGAATACTACAACAAGTATTCAAGAGCCTAAACAAATGACGTTAGAAGAAGAGAACGCAGCTTTAAAACTTAAAATTTCCCAAATGGAAAACGACAAACTTAAAGCACAAATCGAAGTATTAGAAATGACTGACGAAGAAGAAGCTGCTTTAGCAAAGAAATTAGGTCATGTGTCAATCGTTGATATGAAGAGAGAAAACAAATCTTTCTTAAAGCAATTACAAGAAGAAGAATATGTAGATATTGAGATTGAACCTAGTCCTATGTACCCTGATGGTTCAACAGTACCTATTGCAATTAACGGTGTTACATTCCATGTGCCTGTAGGTCAATACTTTGAAAAGGGTGTACCTAAATCAATTAAAGCTGCATGGGACTATTCTAGAA